AAAGTAAAGAGGGGTAACGAAAATGGGACGAGAAGTAGTATTTGCCAACATACGAAAAAGAATGATAGCAATGATAGCTGGCGGTGTGATACTCACGCTGATGGGTGGATTTATCTCATTTGCGGCGGTAGTAGCCGGTGAATACGGCGTATTGATACTTGGGCTTTTTGCTCTTACGCCTGGTGTTATATTTCTTATATTTGGTACATCACGGAGGACGCACCCTGAAAAGAGCGGCATATTCAAAGCCAATCCCGATCTTTTACAGCAGGCTGACGAGCTTTACGCCAATATACAATATCAGGACGATTATATTATCGTATCCGACAGGGTGCTTGCCAACAAGAAAGCGCCATTTCAGATGTGCTGGCGAGAGGAAGCCTACGGCATTTACCAGCACACAGCGAGTATGAATTTCATCAGCTACACCAACGAGATAATCGTCTGCACGAAGCACAAGAAGAATGTACTGCGTTTTAACGTATATGCCAAGGGCAAGGACACCGTCATGGGGCTTATGCAATTGCTTTCCCAATGTTGTCCCAACGCAATGGTAGGCTACACTCCTGAAACGCTTGCATATGTTAAGGAGATGCAGAGGCGTGCTCAGCAATAGATGATGGACAAGCTCTTTGTGCTTAAATTTGCACAAAGGGCTTGACTTTTTTTGTGATTACTTGTATAATAGTATAGTTGACACAAGGAGATGTACCCAAGTGGCTGAAGGGTCCGCACTCGAAATGCGGTAGTACGGCAAAACCGTAGCGAGAGTTCAAATCTCTCCATCTCCGCCAAACGAACAAAAACCACCGTAAATACGGTGGTTTTCTTTTGTATACACGATTTTTACACGATTGTGTTCAATATCTTCACCGCACGTTCTTCCTCTCGTGGGTAGAGGTGCGAGTAGGTGTTCCATGTCATTGATATGTTGGAATGTCCAAGACGTCTTGCTATCTCCTGAATGTTTATGCCCTCATTGGCGAGCAGGGAAGCGTGGCTGTGACGGAAGTCATGAATACGGATACGTTTGACACCTGCCAAGTCTGCAAACTTCTTGTTGGTCTTTTCAAGAGACGTGTCACGGATAGGACGCTCACCGCCGCAGATGTACATATCATCACTGAACTTTGGCACTGCTTTCTTACAGCGTTCGTAATGTTCGGACAGCACTGCTCTTAACGGCTCTGGTATCTGTATCGTCCGTATGCTTGGCTTGTTTTTTGGCGGCGTGATACGATCACCGCCTTTGAGCTTCTGAGCAATGCTCTTGGTGATGGATATGTAGCCGTCTTTTATATCCGTCCATTGCAGGGCGTATATCTCGCCTTTTCGCATACCCATGTAAAATGCTATGTTGAAAAATACATAGTAGTTCCATTCGTACATTGAGCCGCCGTCCTCTGCGGTCTGAGCATAATTCTTAGCTGCCGATATGTATTTCTTGAACTCGTCAGGCGTGTAGAAAAGCATTTCTTTCTTGGCTTCAAGGGGCGCTTTGAAGTTGCCTGCGGTTATAACGGGATTTTTCGGAATGTATTCCATTTTCACAGCATAGTTCATCATTGCACGAAACTCGCCGTAAATGTTCTTTCGAGTGACGATAGCCAATCCCTGCTCTGACAGCTCCTGCTTCCATTTCTGCACCATTGGCACGTTCAGATTATCTATCCTCACGCTTTCAAAGGTGGGCAGGACGTTCTTTTTCAGTATTCTTAAGGACTTGTCCAATGACGTTTCACGGACCTCTGAACACTTGGCTGTGATGTACTCCGTGAATAGCTGTCCGATAGTCATTTTTGGAGCTATCTCTTTAGCATTGAGCTTTTGTGTAAGCTGGATTTCAAGCTGCTTAGCCGTCTCTACACCAAACGCCACACGGTCTATCTGATGAGACTTTCCGAAACTGTCCGTATAATTGATACGCACACGATATTTTTGCAGACCGTCTTTTCTGATGTTCTTTCCGTTCTTGTCCGTCATTTTGTAGATCGGCATAAATATTCCTCCTATTCTTGACACTTCCCTGAAAGTGTGCTACAATAAAAGGGCAAAGTTCGCCCTTTCGTGGTTGAAGTGGGTGTGAATTTTAATCGAGCTGATATTGGTAGTATCCGCTCTGCTCGCCTCTGAGTGTTGGTAGCACTTGGGGGCGAGATTTTTTCTCCCATGTCAGTATTTACAATACTAGCAGGGAATTTCATTTTAACACTCTGCCCTGAGCGTCAGTGAAGTTTCCCTGAAACAAATTTATCATATCAACTATTGCTCCAATAAAGAAACCTCCGAAAGTAAAGAAGTACAGCAAACCTGTGCCAGCTTTGCCTACATAAAATCTGTTCAAACCGCCCAAGCCTAAAAAGGTCAGCAGGCAAAGTATTTCAGCTGTGCTTTTACTCTTAGGGCTTATCTGCTCAACAGGAGCTTGCGGTGCGACCTGCTGGACGTTTGTAACGTATGTGATGTGCTGAACGATATTGCTGTTATGCTCAACGTGGTTATCAATTTTCTGCGGCTGCGGCAGTTCGTGACCGCAATATTCACATACTGCTACGCCTGGTGCGTTTTCACCTTTACAATTTGGACAAGTCATAATTTTTCCTCCCTATAAATCGACATTTGTAAACAATTTATGAAATCATTTACATTGTCTTAAATTGGTGATATAATGTATTTGTAATCATGCAGGAGAAAATTCTGTGTGCTATCCCTGTCAGTATTTGCGGTGCTGACGGGGATTTTTTATTATAAGGATTTTATAACTGTTTTTACAATGCCGAGTATTCTTATGCGGTCCCTTTCTGCACCGACAAACTCTCTCGGCTGATATTCGGGATTGAATGATACAAGGGTTATCTTGTCATCAGAATACTTGATTTTCTTCACAACGCCGTTTTCACCGTCGATGAGGGCAACAACTACCTGTCCGTCCTCAGCCCAATCCTGCCTTAGCACTTGTATCTTGTCGCCGTTCTCTATCTTCGGATACATACTGTCCCCCGAAACGACAATGCACATTGTATTCTTAGCTTCTTCCTCGTTGACGATATAAAGCGGCATATAGCCTACAACATAATCGTCAGCGTAAGCACCGAACCCAGCCGACACGCTCTCATATATAGGTATTATATGTACGTTGTCTTGCGGGAGTATGGTTGCGTTGGAGTCTATAATATGAGAAGAATGTTTAGGGCTAGGATCATCAGTTTTTAATGCAAGATATTCAGGATTAACATTCAACTCAATAGCGATTGATTCAAGAACAGGCAATTTTATTCTGAGAATTTTTCCTGCCTCATATCTTTGGATAGTTGATTTGTTCAATCCAAGACGGATACCAAGTTCTTCTTGTGTAAGTCCTTTTTCTTCTCTTGCAGCTTTTATTCTATTTCCAATTTCTACGGTATTCAAATCTTGCTCACCTGCTTTCGTTATAATGATTATATCACATTAAATTGCATAATGCAATAGCTTTTTTGAAAAAAATAAAAAAATGTTGCAAAATGCTATTGACAAGTGAAAAGTTATGTGCTATTATGATAATGCAGTAAGTTGCATAACGCAACGAGAAAGGAGGCTGGCATATGGTAAACACGAACAAGATCAAGGGTAGAATGAAGGAGCTTGAACTGACCCAAGCTGACGTTGCACATTGTTTAAACATAGCTCAACCTACAGCTAATCAGAAAATAAACAATGTTCGTCCGTTTGACTTGGACGAGGCTGAGAAACTGTCACACTTGCTCCACATTGATGCTGGAGAGTTCGGCAAATATTTTTTTACTCAGTGAGTTGCATAATGCAACAAGTGATTAAAGAGGGGGGTGAGAAGAATGAACGAAAATCTTTCAACACTCAGTTTAGACGTTGAAAAAGGAGAATTAAAAGTCAACGGAAAAGATATGTCAGATGTATCGTACTTTAAGCTTGAATTTAATGGTGCTTGGTCATTGACTATATCTGAGGACTTTTACGTCAATGGCAAAAAAAGATCACCTGAAAATTCAGGTGATAAGATCAAGGGACAAATTTTGAAATAAGGTCAAGTACATCGGAAAGACCGTTTTTAAATCGGTTTTCCATATACACAATGGTCTGATCGAGAATATCAAAATCTCCGCCAATGTAAACTTTGATGTATCCATTTCTTGCGAGTTCCAATATGCAATCTGAAATGTCGCTGTCATACCATTTTGATAAGTCTTTATCGCTTTTATAAAAGTCAATTTCAAAACGACGTGATTCAGCCTTTGATTCACCATTTTTACGGCGTTCAAGGTACATTTTGTATATGTAACAAATGACCTTTTCAGAATCCTTTGTAATATTCATAAGTTTGCCTCCTCTCTTTGTAAGATATAGCCATTGTATCACAACTGAGGAGAAAATGCAACAAGTGATTAAAGAGGGGGTGAGAGGAACGTGGAAAAGAAAATTACTGCTACTCCAAGAGGATGTGACAGTGCCAGGGTTGAGCAGGTGATTGTAACAAGATCACAATATGAGGAGGGCAAACGTTGAATTTGAAAAAGATAGCGTACTATCTCGGTATTGCGTTGTGCCTAGCAAGTCCGCTTGCATTCGGTATATGTATGCTAATAGGGCTTGATAACACAATTCCGTTGTCTCTCATGATAACTAGCAATGTTTGCAGGATATGTTCGCTGGAAGCAGAAATGACAGAAAACACAATGAGGAGTGACAAAGCAATGAAAATGTACAAAGTAACAACAGTAGACCAGTATAGTCGCAGGTGGGTACATACAGTATTTGCCAATAGCAAGCGTGAGGCTATGAAAAAAGTAAGCGTTTTTGTTACGCCGCATGAAACTCTTTTGACTATCGAGGAGGTGAGATAAATGAGGTCACCTGACATTGAAATGGCAGTGCGGCTGTACTATGAAAAGCCCGAAATAACCAATGCGGATATCAAGGCACTGTTCGGCACTGGTGAAACGCAGACTATCAAGATCAAGAAAGCTGTTAAGGAAGAAATGGCAAAGCGTGGCGTGAAGTCATGGCTGCCGCACTCGGTCAATACCGAGATAGCCTACGAGATGTGGGGCATTGATATCGACAACTTCGAGAAAAGGCTTAAAAAACTCCGCACGCTTTACGGAAAGGACGTGAGAAAATGATAGCCGTACTAGAGATAATCAGATGTGCCGCAGCGGTAGCGCTTTTGGTGGTGCTTACAATGTATGTAGCATACAGGTGGTATGTAAGCGTAAAAGAAACTGCCTACGAGGAAGCAGAGGAGAGCATTAAGCGTGCAGTGAGAGAAGCAGGCAGACCCGTGGTCAAGGTCGAAATACAGGCAAAAGGAAAGTGGTAATGAGCATTGTAGGAATACTGCTGATAACAATAGCTGTGCTTGCAGGCATAGATGTAGTGATGTATCTTGTGCTGAGCGTGGTGGATAGGCACTGGGAGAAAGGTTTTGAGAAAAAGGAGGATAAGAACAATGAAAGTTCTGATAGCCTGTGAAGAATCACAAGAGGTCTGCAAGGCGTTCCGTGCGAAAGGGATTGAACCTGTTAAGAAGCTGGACTATGACGGCAGGCAGTATATGAGCGTAAGACCTATTGAAAAGGAGGAAGAAGAATGCTAACGAGAGATGAAATAATTCTTGCAGCAGAATGCTGTATAGCAGGCAACTGTGGAGCTTGTCCGTTTATAAATAGAGGTAATTGCATTACTGATTTTATGAAGAATGTTCTTGAATGCATAAAAAACGAGCCTGCACCTGCGGCAACAGGCACAAGCTCGGAGGTGGTATCAAAAGATACCGATAACATACGAATTGATGATAGCACAAAATCGGATATATGTCAAGTGCTCGCAAGTGCTATGTCAACCCTTTTAGCACTGTATCAAGAAATGGAGCCACATGAGAAGAAGGCTTTTGAACTCGGCGAGACATACAAGGACATCTGCTGTGCCAGTGCGTGGATGAGTAGTGTGCAAAAAGGCGGTGACGGCAATGAACATTAACGCAAAGAAAGCTCAGGACAAGCTGTCGCAGGAGCTGTCTGCCGCTAAGCTTGGCAAGTATGCACAGGCGGTTGCAAAGCCTACTCTTGAGGCTCTCAAAACTTTCTGTGAGCAGAACGAGGAGTTTGCTCAGGCGGTCCTGCAGACGGACAGGACTTTCGCTGAGTGTGCGGAAAACGCTGTTAAGGGTGTAAGGGAAAGTATTTCGGATATCGAGGTCTACCGCAGAGCTGTAAGCTTTTACTTCAAGGGTGCGGACGTTCATTTCAATATGACGATCGACCTGGGTGACGGCTCAGACAGCAATGAAACGGCAAAACCGTCTGTCAGCCTATCCCTTGACGGCTTGCTTGACTTCTGAGGCAGCAGTATGAAAAAGACAAGAAAAGAGGCTCTTATATACTGCTTTCCTGCGGTGGATAAAGAGCTTATGGATAAGATGAAAGGCAAGGGTGCAAAGAATTATGCGGTGTTCCTCACAAGGGGTGCAGAGCTTTTCGCACGATGTTTTCACCGATACTCAAATGGTGACCTTGTGGAAAGACAGCGGTATGTTTTCGCCCGTGACGGATCTGTGAGATACGGCAGTGATAACGGCATTAACTGGGCTGTGCGTAATGACTTCCGTGAGCCTGTCTTTTGCAAGTGCTGTATGGGATACAACTATGATAATTCCTATTCGGTGCTGAATTGGGAAGCCATAGACAAGTCGGATATGCGTTACAGCCAGTATCAGCATTATTACGGCAATATGCTGATGAGCTATCTGCACGCTTACTGCAAGCACCCTAATCTTGAGTATCTTATGAAACAGAACTATGACGTAACAAGCGTGAGATACACAGGCTGGTGGGGATATCAGGAAAAGTTCCTGCTCTCTCAGCGTGTGAACTGGAAAAGTAATGACCTGCTGAAAATGCTCGGACTGAACAAGACGGAGTTCAAGGTACTCAAAGGCAGCGAACATCTGTGGGAGCAGTATCTTGACTATCGTGAGGAATATCCAAAACTCAGACCGGAAGATTTACTGAATATAGCAAAGGTCTTTAAGAACGAACACGGCACTCTTGAACGTCTTGTGAGGATAACAGGGCTTACACCGCAAAGGGTGGCACGATACATACACGAGCAGAAAATGACACCTCTTGATTACAGCGACTATCTGGAGCAGTGCAAAACACTGGAGTATAACATTCACGATACAATGATAGCATTGCCACACGATTTCTGGACAATGCACAACAGGCTTACTCAGATCATCAACTATGAGCAGGACGAGCTTGTTTTGCAGAACTTCACGAAAAGGCTTGCAGAGCGTGTCTGCCTTGAATTTTCGGCAGACGGCTTGCTTGTCAGACAGCCACACAGTTTGAAAGAGATAGAGGACGAGGGCAGGATACTTTCCCATTGTGTGGGCGGATATGCAGAACGCCATGCTATGGGAAAGCTAAGTATAATGTTTCTGAGAAAAGTTTCTGAGCCTGACAAGCCTTACTATACTGTGGAAGTTAGCCAATACGGCGGTATCGTGCAGTGCAGAGGGTATAGGAACAACGTGGTACAAAACGGCGGTGAGGACAAACCGCAGGAGATAAAGGACTTTGAACAGAAGTATCAGCGGTATCTTGACAGGGTGTTCGCTGAGAAACGAAAGGAGCGTAAAACAGCATGAATGAACTATCGGCAGAATATATCAAGGCGGCTGAGCTTGACCGCAGGATAAAGACCTCAGCTCAGCTTGCACAGCAGAGCCTTTACGATATGTGTATGGGCTTTAAGGAAATGAGGGACAGCAGGCTTTACAAGGAGCTTGGGTATTCGGAATTTAATGATTACTGTAAATCTGAAACAGGCTTTTCGGACAGACAAGTATATAACTACATTTCGATTGTCGAGAAGTTGCCGAAAGAATTAGTGAACTCGAGTTCACTAATTGGAGTAAAGAAACTAACACTTCTCACCAAGCTTTCTGAGGACGAACGTTCTGAACTTACCGAGAACACCGACCTTGAAAATACATCAGTAAGAGAGCTTGAAGAAAAGGTCAAACAGCTTAAGATCAAGGCTGACAAGGCTGATATGCTCAGTGGCAGGCTTGAGGATATGAACAACATCTGCGATACGATCTCGAAACAGAGAGATAAGGCAGACAGGCGAATACGTCAGCTTGAAGCCGAGATAAAGGAGCTTGAGAACCGTCCTATCGAGGTAGCTGTGGAAACGGACAGCAAAGAGGTGGCAAACCTTAAAGACGCTATGAGGCGTGTAGACCTTGACTGGTCGGAAAAATATTCAAAGCTTGAAGAGGACAGCCTGAAAGACCGCAGAGAGCTTTTGCAGAAAGCTGAGCAGGCTGAAAAGGACAAGCAGGACAAGCTTTCACAGCTTCGTGAGGAGCTTGACAGAACTAAGGCGGAGTATGAGAAAAAGCTTGCGGGGAAGGTGGATACCGCCCCCGTGCAGGACGATAAAGCCATATTCAAGGCTTATCTTTCAACCGCTGTTGACAGCGTAACAAGGCTCGTGGACTTTGTGAACGAGCATAATGACAGCGACAATTACGGACTTTTCACACAGAAAGCAAGACAGCTTGCGAATATAATTAATTCAAAACTGGAGGTATAAAAATGAAACTTTATGAGCTTACAAACGATTTTCAGAGGCTTTTTGACAGCCTTGAGGATATGACGGAAAATGCCGAGCTTACGGCAGAGGAAAAGGCTGAGGCTGAAAAGGTGTGGTTTGATACACTTGAATGCGTTGAGGCTGAGTTTACAGACAAGGCGGAGAACGTTGCGGCTTATGTCAAGGTGCTGGGCAGCGAGGCGAAAATGCTTGAAGCAGAGGAGAAAGCCCTCAAAGCAAGACGTGAGCAGAAAATCAAGCAGGCAGAGAGCCTTAAAGCTTATCTTATGAACAGTATGCAGAGGGTCAACCTTAACAAAATAGAGGGCGTTATGGCTAAGATAAGCATTACAAAGGGCAGGGAAAGCACAGAGATAACAGACCCGAAAGCCTTTGTGGAGTGGGCGAAGGTCAATGATGACAGCCTGCTGAAATACAAAGATCCTGACATAAGCAAGACGGCTGTCAAGGCGGCTATCGAAGCAGGCAGAGAGATCCCCTATGCGGCAGTTGTCCGCAGACCGGGACTGACCATAAGATAAGGAGGAAAAGAGAATGGGACTTGCGATACTTGTATTAGGCTTTTCAGGAAGCGGCAAATCTGCTTCCCTGAGAAATTTCAAAGAGGACGAGCTTGCACTTGTGAACGTGAACGGAAAACAGCTTCCGTTCCGCACACAGTTTAAGTCAACGATACATACCGACAATTACGGTGAGATAGAACGCTTTATGAAAGCTCAGACGGCAAAATCCATAGCCGTTGACGATAGTCAGTATCTTATGGTGAACGAGTTTATGCGCCGTGCAAAGGAAACGGGCTATCAGAAGTTCACCGACATTGCAAAGAATTTCTGGGAGCTTGTGAGAAGCGTTGAAATGCTTCCCGAAGATGTTATCGTGTATTTTCTCAATCACCTTGATACAGGCGAGGACGGCAGGCAGAAAGCTAAAACTATCGGCAAGCTGCTTGACGAGAAGATAACTGTCGAGGGTATGTTCACAACTGTGCTTAAAACTGTTGTGGTTGACGGCAAGTATCTTTTTGCCACTCAGACGGACGGCACTGACACCTGCAAAAGTCCTATCGGGCTGTTCGACAGTATGTACATAAGCAACGATCTGAAACTTGTTGATGAAGCGCTGAGAACATACTATCACCTTGCGGACGAGCATATCTGCTCAGAGTGCGGAAAGACGATAATGTCAGACGGCAGGCGCACAGTTCAGCAGATAATAGACGGCTCGATGAAGAATTACGGCAAACAGCTTTGCATGAAGTGCGTTCTGAAAAGGGTAAAGGCGGCGAAGTCCAATGAAGCTGAGAGCGTATCAGAATGAGCTGGTGGAGCAGGTAAGAAAGGCGTGGAGAGCAGGGTATAAAGCACCCTGCATAGTCCTGCCCTGCGGCGGAGGAAAGTCCTGCATTGTGGCTGAAATGGCCAGGCGGACGACCTTTAACGGCAAGAGAGTGCTTTTTCTCGTCCACAGACGTGAGCTCGTTGAGCAGATAAAAAAGACGTTTATTCGCTGGGGCGTTGATATGAAACTCTGCGAAGTTGGTATGGTGCAGACTATTACAAGACGGCTTAAAAAGCTTGCCAGACCTGCCCTTATCATAACTGACGAAAATCATCACAGCCTTGCTCAGTCCTACAAGCGCATATACGAATACTTTTCGGACGTGCCGAGAGTGGGCGTTACTGCGACCCCTGTTCGCCTTAACGGCGACGGGCTTGGTGACGTGAACGACAAGCTTATCATTGGCGTATCCGCAAAATGGCTTATTGATAACAACTGTCTTGCACCCTATGATTACTACGCTCCTGACGTTGCCGACCTTACAGGGCTTCACGTTTCTCACGGAGAATATATGGCGGCGGAGATAGAGAAAGCTATGGTAAAAAATACTGTTTTCGGTGATGTCATAAAGTATTACAAACAGTTAGCAAATGGCAAAAAAGCGGTCTGCTACTGTGCGTCAGTAAGACATTCTCAGCGAACGGCAGATGTATTTAATGACAACGGCATAAAGGCGGCACACATTGACGGCTCGACCCCAAAGGCAGAGCGTGACAGCATTATCTCAGCTTTCCGCAGGGGAGATATAGCTGTGCTGTGCAACGTTGACCTTATCTCAGAGGGGTTTGACGTTCCCGACTGCGAGTGTGCCATACTCCTGCGACCCACCAAGAGCCTTACTCTTTACATTCAGCAGGCTATGAGATGTATGCGGTACAGACCTAACAAAAGAGCCGTCATAATCGACCATGTTGGCAACTATGCAAGGTTTGGTATGCCTGACGACGACAGGAAGTGGAGCTTGGAGAAAAAGCCGAAAGCTCAGCATAAAAAGCAGGAGCAGAGCGACAAGGTGAAACAATGTCCCGAATGTTTCTATACTTTCTCCGCTCCCCCTGCAGGCGTGAAAGTGTGCTGTCCTCACTGCGGATATGAGTTTCCCTCAGCCGAGAGAAAGCTTGAAACAGACAGCAGCGTGGGGCTTGTAAAGGTGGAGGGATTCAAGCTTGACTTTTCAAGTCCTGCCGATTGTCATACCTATCCCGAACTTTTGCAGTATGCGAAAAGTCACGGCTACAAATCAGGCTGGGCATATTATCAGGCAAGGCAAAGGGGGCTTATGGGTTGACGGAAGAACACAGGATACAAAACGAGATACGCTGTGCGGTGTCGCCCTACTGCACTGTCTTTCGTGTGAACGTGGGCGAGGGCAGAACAGTTGACGGCAGATATTTCACTACAGGTGTGCCGAAAGGTTTTTCAGACCTGTTCGGCGTAAGGCATAAGGACGGCAGAGCTGTCTTTATCGAAGTCAAAACAAAGTCGGGGCGAGTTCGTCCTGAACAGAAGAAGTTCATAACAAAAATGCGTGAGTGCGGAGCATTGGCAGGCATATGCCGCTCAGCAGAGGACGCAGTAAATTTACTAACGGAGGAATAAAAAATGGGATTTAAGTCAAATCAATCAGAGGCATTTCAGAACGGATTAAAGCCTGAGGGCGATTACGAGTGCATCATAACCGCTATCGAGGAACGCACAACAAAGAAAGGCTCGGTGGGTCTTAACTTCACTCTCGTCATCAGAAATGACGTGCAGGGGCAGAAATACGGCAACTCCTGCCTGTTTCACACCATATGGAAAAAGCACGAGCCTAACGAGAACGATATGCAGGTGGAGGGCTACAACTTTGCTCAGCTTATGGCAATGGGCAAGGCGGCTAAGCTTCCTGACGGCAAGGAGTATGACAGCCTTAAAGCATACTGCACCGACCTGCTGAACAAGTGCATAAGGGTAGATCTCACACACGAGGAATGGAACGGCAAGGAGCAGGAACGCATTAATTTTGTCAACCCTACAAAGTATCCTGAGTGCAAGCATAAGTTCAAATCCTCTGCACCGAAGGCGGACAGCTTTGCGACTAAGCAGACGGGCTTTGCAACGCCTAAGACAAATACGCAGGCTGACAGTGCCATAGGCTCCCTTGAAGATTTTGAGGACGTGCTTACAGATGACGGCGTGCCGTTCTGATTTCTGAGAAAAGTGAAAAGTCATAGTGCTTTTGCATAAAAACGCAGATGATATTTTGTGCAAACAAATGATTTATATTTTAATTTGGCAACATTTCTGCAATTGTTGCATTTTTAATGCAACTTTTTGTGTGTTTTTCGGGGATAAGTGAAAGGCTTTGACTTTTCAAAATTTATGTTAGGAGTTGGATATATGTACGAACAAATACCGCAGGAGCTTAAAGCCCTGCCAAACTGGATATGCTGGGACGCTGTGCCTGATGAAAAGAGAGGGAAGATAAAGAAAGTGCCGATAAACGCACTTACAGGCGGAGGGGCTATGTCAAATAACCCCTCTACTTGGTGCGATTTCGATACGGCTGTGAAAGCCTCAGAAAAACATTCGGGCATAGGATTTATGTTCGGTGGCTGTCCATATTTCGGTGTTGACATTGACGGCAAAGAGGAGGAGCTTGAGGCATACCAAAGGGGAGAGAACGGCAACATCATATCTGAATTTATCTCCACCCTGCAAAGCTATACTGAGATATCTCAATCGGGCAAGGGCATACATATCATATGCAGAGGAACGCTTCCGAAGCGTGGCAGACGCAAAGGCTCAGTTGAGATGTATGAGGACGGCAGATTTTTCGTTATGACAGGCAACTCCTGCTCAGAATATAAGAGTATCGCAGAGTGTTCCGACAGCATAAAGCCATTGCACGAAAAGTATATAGGAGGCGGTCACGAGCCTGTGGCAAAGGCTGTTCCTGCTGTCAGACTTGACACCGCAGACCAGATAATCAAAGCGGCGGCAGGTGCAAAGAACGGAGGAAAGTTCGTGTCGCTCTACAGCGGAAGAACCGCAGGGTATGCTTCGCAGAGTGAAGCTGATATGGCGTTCTGCTCAATGCTCGCTTTCTGGACAGGCTGTGACGCAGAGAAGATGGATATGATATTCCGTTCCTCAGGTCTTATGCGTGAAAAGTGGGACAGGGCGCAAAGCGGTTCGACCTATGGCGCACTCACCATTCAGAAAGCTATTGCCGATTGCGACAAGACCTATTCGCCAAAGTTCGCAGGGGGATTTTCTCTTAATTTCAAGTCACCCTCTGAGCCTGTTTCTGTGGGCGCTGTGGAGCAGGAAGAAGCAAAGCCAAGACTTTATTCATTTGACGATACAGGCAACGCAGAACGCTTTGTTGACCTTTTTGGCGAGCAGGTGAGATACTGCTATACAGACAAACGCTGGCTTTGGTATGACGGCAGAAAGTGGTGTACCGATATGACAGGCACAGTAAAACGTCTTGCTGATAAGGCTGTGGCTTGTATGGCGGCGGAGGCAAAGGTGTACGCTCAGCTTGACGCAGACGAGGGAACGGATATGGCGAAAGCCTTTGAAAAGCATATGAAGTCCTGCCGCTCTAACAAATCAAAGAACGCAATGCTAAGCGAGGTCATGCACCATGTTCCTGTTCTGCCTGCTCAGATGGACAGATTTAAAACTGTTCTTAATACCCCGGGCGGAGTTATCGACCTGCGAAGCGGCGGCATATCTCCTCACGATCCTATGACATATCTGACGAAAATGACAGCCGTTGAGTATTCAGAGAATGCCGATTGTCCTCGCTGGCTTGCCTTTCTTGACGACATTTTCAGAAAGGATAAAGACCTTATCAGATACGTTCAGAAAGCTGTGGGATATTCCCTGACAGGCTCGACCACCGAGCAATGTGCGTTCTTTCTTTACGGAACAGGACGAAACGGCAAGTCAACTTTCATTGATATCATAAGGGATATTTTCGGGGACTATGCGGCAAATATCCAGCCTGAAACTATTATGGTGCGTTCAAATCAGAGCACCGCCATAAACAGCGATATCGCAAGGCTCAAAGGTGCAAGGCTCGTGACAAGTGTTGAGCCTAACGAGGGCGTTCGTATCAACGAGGGTCTGCTCAAACAGCTTACAGGCGACGATACTGTTACCGCAAGAAAGCTTTACGGCGACGAGTTCGAGTTCAAACCTGAGTTCAAGCTTTGGATGGCGACAAATCATAAGCCTGTCATCAGAGGAACGGATACGGGCATATGGCGAAGGATACATATGATACCTTTCACTGTGCAGATACCCGAAGAAAAAATAGACCGCAGGCTGAAATACAAGCTGTCGGCGGAGCTTACGGGCATATTCCGCTGGGCAGTTGAGGGCTGTCTGCTGTGGCAGAAAGAGGGGCTTAAAATGCCCCGTGCCGTCCTTGAAGAAGTGAGGGAGTACCGCCGTGAAATGGACGTTATCTCTGCATTTGTCGAGGATAAGTGTACTGTTGGCAAGGGTCTGAGCGTGCAATCAAGTGCATTGTATGCCGCTTATCTTAGGTGGGCAGACAGTGGCAATGAGTATAAAATGTCGAATACCAAGTTTGGATTAGAAATAGCCAAAAGATTTGAAAAAGTAAAAGGCAGAAAGTATAACTATTACTCAGGTCTTACGCTTGACGAACAAATATAGGTGGAGGGTTTACTCTTTTGTGGTGGGTTTCAGGGTTTTTCTAACCTTTCGTATTAGAAAAATAAAAAGAATATATATATAGAAAGAGTTCTTGAAAAACGGCACAAACCTACCACGACCCTCCGCAAAGGGGGTATCAACTATAAAGATAGATTTCAAAAGAATGTCACAAGAAGAATTTGTACGGTATGAAGATATGGCAATAGACGGCAGGCTCATCTATGACGAGTATCCTGCTGAGGAATATAAGTATTTCTCGCAGTTATCAAGACTTGGCTACAAGAACAGGCACGAGGGGTGGTCGAAAGAGATATGCGAGGACAAGCAGGCGGAATACAAGCGGGAGTATCTTCACAGCAAAGAGCGAAACGGCAGGTTTTTCAGGCAAGCCTGCATAATGCAGGAGAATATCCGCAGAGGGCAGACAACGGTCTGGAAGATAAACAAAACGCAGGATAGGGAAGAAAAGCTCACATACGCATTGCAGGCACTGGAGCTGATACTCTGCGACGAGGGGCTTGCAAAGCATAACGGAGTAAGCATACCCGAATATACAGGCTGTGAATACTGCAATGGAGTGACAGAGTGGAGCGAAAAGCTTGGAGCGGACGGCAAGGAAGTCCGCTTTGAGTTCTGTCCTGTTTGCGGAAGAATTATTGAGGAGGGATAAAAGTGAAAACACATAATCTGAAACTTAGCATAGAATTTTGTGACGCCGTTCTGAGCGGTGAGAAAACTTTCGAGGTCAGAAAGAATGACAGAGGTTTTCAGACAGGAGATCTGATAAGATTTATACCGACTGACGGAACGTCTTATCGTAGCTCAGACGGCACAGTAAGAGAACACGCAAAACATGAGATATCAGGACATACATACAAGATAACATATATCCTCAACGGCTGGGGAATAAAGAACGGGTATGTTGTGCTGGGAATAAGAGAGGAGATAGCCTATGGAAATAAACGACCTAATGACCATGCCACGCCTGAAAGCCTACCGCAGGAACGCCTCAGCCATTGAGGACATCAAGGCAGAGCTTTCAGGCAAGTACGTTGCCGACAGTATCAGCGTATGCACCCCACCGTCCTACACACCACACAGCACACGCATAGACGGCTTTCTGCCAAGTGGCGATACACTTTCACTGCTGTGTGAGCAGGCTCGACTAGAGCGTGAACAGAGGGCTGTGGAGGAGTTTATCAAGAGGATAGAGGATAGACAGATGAGAAAGATATTTGTACTCAGGTTTGTAAAAGGATTGACTTGGATACAGATAGGACACAGGGTCGGAGGTACAGCGGACGGCTGTAGAATGGCGGTCAAAAGATTTTTGCAAAATGCTTAAACTTGTTCGCTCTGTTCGTTTTACTTATGTTATAATTTAAACTGAGGAAAGTGTAGATGTACCTCAGACTTGTACTTTCATTGAAGTCACCTCCAATTTTCTAAGCCCCGTAAGGGGCTATGCAGATTGAGAGCGTGCCAGCTCAACATCTGCTCCAACATTTACAAAAACTCCTTATAATATTTTCACAAGAGCGGCTGCATTTTGCGGTCGCTTTTGCGTTGCGTCGCAAAAAGTTCATAAATGTCGAATTTTTGATATACTGCATAAAAAATACAAATGCTATTTATGCAGTATATAGAAATTCGGTGCATTTCGTTGATTTTCGCTCTGATTAGTGATATTATTTAAGAAATATTATTATGAGGAGAGAATATAAATAATGAAAGAGAAGAACGTACAGAAGAAAACGGTTAAATTTTGTTTTTATACCTTGAATGTTTCAACTGATTATATAAATAAAATTGAGCAAAAATATAATATAAATTCGAGATCTTCGGTAGTACGAGCAAGAAATGAAAAGAAACTTAGAGATTTTAAAATATTCTTATCTGAACTTAATTCAACAGAATATGTAACAGATATCTCCAAAACCATTGAGTCAATTCAAAAGGGAGAAATTGATAGTGTCGATACTTCAACAAATAAAATAATCGATTTAGATATGAACACTCTAAAATTGGATGACGATTATATTTTCTTTCAAATGGTTAACAATAGAGATAGAGATATACCTGCTAAGAGAGAGATTAAAGGTAAAAAGAATGAGATAAAACTGAAAGACACAGAATATATAGGGGAGTTTATGAGCGTATTATATCATAGAAGGACAAAAGTATTTATGATACAATGTAACAGATATTCTGTCACAGTTAATCAACTTCAAAAAGTATTAAGTGAATATTTCACATCATACTGTCGAATTTTACATGGTGATATTGACCCGATAACACTAACACTTCAACCAGTATTAGATCCAGATCAAATCAACAAGATTGACACTAAAAATTTTCTAGAAACATTTACCTTGTCTTCTAGTTGTGCAAGTATGGCAGCCATAAATAGTTCCCAAAATAAATCAACAGATTTTTTGTTGAAAAGTCTTAAGTCATTTTGCGGTTATGATTTTACATTACAAATAAAAGCATCAAAACGTGGAAAAAAAGGTTATACTTTAAACTCAGCTGACATAACGGATTTAGTAAATAGGTTAAATGAATTCAAAAATAGTGGAGCTGCTGAAAAAGAGTTGCCAAAATTAAAAATAGGAATAAGAGAAAATGAAAATTCTCCACGTGAGGTAATAGATTGGCTTGTTCCTTCACTACATACCAATATTAATTTTGATATAAAATCACGTACTTCTTTATCTGACAAGGAGGTTTATACCGCTATGAAAAAATCGTTTGATAATTTGTTGGAAAGAATTGAACTATTAAGAGGAATTATTGATGCTACGTAACTTTTGCACTAATGTGGTGGAAAAAGTATTACTTCATAAAAGAATTACAGCTTTCATTTTGTCATTGTTGGTGACAGGCTTCTATTACTTTGGCTGGATTGAAAACGTAAATAGTATATTTCCGAATATAATTAGTATAGCAGAAGCTTTTCTATCTGTAATGGGGTTGGTTTTTGCAATACTTACAGTAATAAAAGAAAAAGATTTTTTTAAAAAGTTAGAAAGAGTTTGGCCGCAACAAGTTAAGTCAATTTATTCGGATAGTATTAAATCAATATTTTGTTCTATAATTGAAATTATAATGTGTGTTGCGGTAGATACGATTGTTTTAATTAAAAGTAATATCGTATCAAGGTGCCTTTATGGCTTTGCTATGAGTTTTATATTTTTTCTTATGATTTTAAATACTATATCTGCTTTTAAAAAGAGTTTTGATATATTTATTTATGACAACAAATAGATCTTTAGAACTGCTACAACAATGTGGCAGTTCTTTTTATATCCCAAAACAAACAAAAAAACCGAGGTGAGGTGAATGCCGAATGAACAGAATTTAATAGTTCCAAGCTCGAGTGAAGCTCGAAAAAACGGTGCAAAAGGCGGTAAAAAATCAGGCGAAGTCCGCAGGCGTAAAAAGACTATGAAACAGGTAATGGACTTCTTGCTTGAACAGCCTGCCAATACCAGAGCGGACTATGAGTTTCTCGTTGAGCAGGGCATTGACCTTAACAGCCTTGACCCTGACTTCATAAATAATATGCTTCTTGTGAATGCGGCTCTTATGGCAAGGGCTAAACAAGGGGACGTTGCGGCGGTGAAAGAGCTGCGTGACATTATCCGTGATGACGATATGCTCAAACATAAGATAAAATACGATAACGCAAGGCTCAGGCTTGAAAAACAAAAGCTTGAGCCTGTTTCTATGCCCGATAAGGTGTACAGCGGTATCCCTGCGAGCCTTGTCGCTCCTACGTTCTCGCCTGTCTTGTTCGATATTGCAGAGCAGGAACATTCCGAGTATGTTTTCCCTGGCGGACGTGGCTCGACTAAATCTTCATTCTGCGGTCTGAACGTTATCGACCTGCTGATGAAGAACGAGAATATGCACGTCTGTGTTCTGCGTGCTGTGGCGAATACTCTTAAAGACAGCGTTTATTCTCAGATACTCTGGGCAATATCTGCACTTGGTCTTGATGATGAGTTTGCCTGCACAAAGTCGCCCCTTGAGATCACACGCATTTCAACAGGACAGAAAATATACTTTCGTGGTGCTGATGACCCGCACAAGATAAAGTCTATCAAGCCGCCTTTTGGCTATATTGGCATCGTGTGGTTTGAGGAGCTTGACCAGTTCGGCGGTGAAGAAGCTGTGCGAACGATAGAACAGTCTGTTATAAGAGGCGGTGAGAGAGCATATAAGTTCAAGTCTTTCAACCCTCCGAAGTCGGCTCAGAACTGGGCGAATAAGTACATCAAAGTGCCGAGAACGGACAGACTCGTTACCGAAAGCACTTATCTTACTGTGCCGAAAAAGTGGCTTGGCAAGCCATTCCTTGATGACGCCGAATTTCTCAAAGAAACCAATCCCACTGCCTATGAGAACGAGTATATGGGCGTTGCAAACGGTACGGGTGGCAATGTTTTTGATAACGTCCTCATAAGAGAGATAACCGACAGCGAGATAGCACAGTTTGATAACATCTATAACGGCGTTGACTGGGGCTGGTATCCCGACCTTTACGCTTTTGTCAGGGTGCATTACGCTCCTGCTCAGCACACGCTGTTCATATGGCAGGAGTACACCTGCAACAAAACAAAGAATATTGATACCGCAAAGCATTTGCTTGAGCTTGGTATCACGGCAAACGACCTTATCACCTGCGACAGTGCAGAGAATAAGTCTGTTGAGGATTACAGAGCATACGGCTTGCTTGCAAGAGGCGCAGAGAAAGGCCCTAACAGCAGGGAGTATTCATATAAGTGGCTGCAATCTCTGCGAAGTATCGTTATAGATAACAAGCGTTGTCCTGTGGCTTGCGAGGAGTTCATCAACTGCGAGTATGACAGGGATAAAGAGGGCAACGTTATAAGCGGCTATCCCGACGGCAATGACCACGTTATCGACGCCGTTAGGTATGCAATGGAAAGAGTATGGAAAAGGCGGGGTCAGTAAGCTATGGGCATTATTTCAAAAATAAGGGAGTGGATAAGCAGAATGCTTTCAAAGTCAGATATAAAGGGCGTTTACGGTATTGATATCGCCGTGACGGACAGTATGATAAGATCTATTGACAAGTGGGACAGAATGTATGCAGGCAAGGCAGCACCCAAGGGAGTTCACTCTCTGCGGCTTGAACACGCTGTTGTGAGGGAGTTTGCAAACACGGCTATCAATGAAATGGCCCTGAAAGTTTCCAACGATAAGCTTGATGCCATAATGAAAAACGCCCTTGAAAACCTCAACAAAAATCTGCAAAGAGGTCTTGCAACAGGAGCAATGATAATAAAGCCGCTGGGTGCTGATAAGGTGCAGTATGTTCCACAGTCGCAGTTCATTCCTGTGGAGTATGACGTGAACGGCAGACTTATAAAGGTCATTTTCCCTGAGATAAAACGCATGGGCGATAATGATTACCGCATAAGGCTTGAATATCACGCTCTGGACTATGAAAAAGGGCTGACTATCACAAACAGGGCTTTTCGCTCCAATGATGGGGTATCTCTCGGCGCTGAGATACCCCTCACAGCTGTTTCAGAATGGGCGGAGCTTATTCCTCAGATAGCCTATCCACTTATGCTGCGACCCTCTTTCGGCTATTATGTCAACCCTATCGACAATACAGTTGACGGTTCACATTCAGGCGTATCAGTGTTCGCAGGGGCGGAAGAAGTTATAAGAAAAGCTGATATCCAATTCGGCAGGCTCGATTGGGAGTTTGAATCAGGAGAACGTGCAATAGACGTTGACGAGGCTGTGCTAAGACCTGTGACAGACCCGTTCACAGGTAAGAAACGTGCAGAAATGCCAAAGCTCAATGAACGGCTTTTCAGAGGGGTAAACGTGTCGGCTGGCACGAGCGGTGACTTTTATCACGAGTTCTCACCGCAGTTAAGACAGGCTGATTTTATCGCAGGACTTGAAGAATACAAGCGTGAGATAGAGTTTGCTGTGGGGCTGTCCTATGGGGATATCTCAAACCCACAGACAGTTGACAAGACAGCCACGGAGATAAAGTCCTCAAAGCAGAGAAAGTTCGATACTGTCACGGCGATACAGAATAACCTTCGTGTCTGCCTTGAAGACCTCTGCTATTCGCTGGCGTTCTATAATGGGCTTACTCAAAGCGGCTATGAGCTGTCTGTGAACTTCGAGGACAGTATCCTTGCAGATGATGAAACAAAGCGTGCAAGCGATCGTCAGGACGTTTCTATGGGCATTATGCCACTGTGGGAATACCGAATGAAATGGTATGGTGAGGACGAGGAAACGGCTAAGAAAATGACCTCCGACAGCACCGCAGAGGTGATAGAATAATGCTCAAAGCAAGCGAGATAGAGCGAATTTCAATGGTTCTTGACAAGCCCCTGCGTGACCTTGAAATGCAGATAATGGAGGATATCGTCCGCAGGATAAAGATAAATGGCGAGATAACACGTTCGGCAGATTGGCAGATATACAGACTTCATGAGCTTGGAATGAGCAAGCGTGAGATAAAGAAAGCCATTGCCGATAATCTTGACCTTTCCAAAGCTGAGATAAAAGAGCTGTACAATGAAATCCTGCAAAAAGGCTATGAATGGGACGATAGCATATACAAGGCCAAAGGCAAAGCACGGATACCCCTTGAAGAAAATGAGGGTCTGCAAAGGCTGCTGTCGGCTGTATCGGAGCAGACTTCGGGGGAGCTTAAAAACATATCTCAGTCACTTGGATTTGCAGTAAAGCAGCCTGACGGCAAACTTAAATTTACGCAGGTGGCTGACTTTTATCAGCAGAGTCTTGATAACGCCATAATGGGCATAGCAAGCGGAGCGTTCGATTATAACACGGTCATAAAGAAAGTTATTTCGGATATGACAAACTCAGGTCTTCGCACTGTGGACTATGCCACAGGCTGGAGCAACAGGGCAGACGTAGCCGCAAGGCGTTCGGTGATGACAGGGCTTTCACAGCTAACCGCAAAAATGAATGAGGACAACGCAAAAGAGCTTGGCACAGACTATTTTGAAGTCACTTGGCACAGCGGAGCAAGACCCTCTCACCAAGAATGGCAGGGCAAGGTCTACAGCAAAAAAGAGCTTGAAACTATCTGCGGTCTTGGTACTGTGACAGGTCTGTGCGGAGCGAATTGCTATCACGATTATTACCCCTTTATCCCCGGCATATCTGAGCGTTCCTATACAGATGAGGAGCTTGTACAGATGAATGCAGAGGAGAACAAGCCTGTTAAGTACGGTGATAAAGAGTACACAAAGTATGAAGCTTTACAGCGACAAAGAAAGCTTGAAACTGCAATGAGAGCCCAGCGGCAGAAGATACATCTTCTTGAAGAGGCAGGCGCAGACGAGGAGGATATCATCAACGCACGCTGTAAATATCGTGGCACTTCCCAAGAGTATACAAGGTTTTCAAAAGCAATGGGCCTGCCTCAGCAGAGAGAGCGTGTAAACGCCGACGGACTGGGGAATATGGGGGCTGGAAAAACCAAGATAGACTTGACGCAAAAAGATTATAGTGATATAATTGATATGAAAGGTAAGATGTCTGATATAGACGTGCGAAAGTGGTATAGACACCATAACAAAAATATCCCTCAGCTTATCGACAAAAGCAAATCTATTGAAGAACAGGCAAGGCAAGCTTGTGAACTGCGTAACAAGTATCGCTTTCAGGCAAGAGAGTTAATGGAAGATCAAAAAGCTCGTAAAACTCTTGACCAGACCGAACCTATCATTTCTTTTGAAGACTTGGTATCAAATAAAATGGTACGAAAAAACATGAGCAGAGAAGAAGCTGTAGCAGACACTTTGAAGACCGCTGTAAAAACACGAAGATCAGTAGATAAAAGGTATGGATTGGAGGATCGCAATGAAGAAATATGAATACAATATTTGCACGGCTGCGGACAAAGAAATTTTTGAAAAGCAATGTGCAGCATTGGAAAAGCATATTCCAGGCATTGAACGGTCCGATATGCTGACAGATGTTGACGGCTCACAAACGCAGATATACACATTAAACGGAAAGAAGATAATCGTACACAACAGTTATTATATAGACGCTGTGTACATTGATTCAGAAGTTGAACTTACAGAGTATTTCAAATGATAATTTTACCGCTTGACTAAGGTCGGGCGGCATTTTTATACCCAAATATCGGAACTAAGCACCTTAACGGGTGCTTTTTTCATACCATTTCGTCCTTGATATGACGTTAAACTGTCAGACTTTCACACCGCAGACAGAGCGGTATATAAGCTATGTAGAAAGGACAAACATATGAAAAACATTTTTGAGATCCTTGCCGCTCTGGGTATCGTTATCCCTGAGGACAAGAAACAGGACATCACAAAACAGGTGGCAGAGAATTATAAGACTGTGGCTGAGTTTGAAAAGGTGAAAAGCCGCCTTGAGGTGGAGCGTGATAACTATAAGGACAGCCTTGATACCGCACAGAACTCTCTCAAAGAATTTGAGGGCGTGGACGTCAAGGAGCTAAACGGCAAAGTCGCACAGCTCACTGCTGACCTTGCTAAGAAAGATACCGAGTATCAGGCGAAGATATCTGATATGGAGTTTGACGCTACCCTTGATAACGCTATCTCGGCAAGCAAGGCAAGAAACGTCAAGGCTCTTAAAGCTTTGCTTGATGTGGAAACTCTCAAAGCTTCCAAAAATCAGGCTGAGGATATCAAGACGGCTATTGAGAACGTGAAGAAAGATAACGATTATCTTTTTGAAAGCTCCGAGCCTATCAAGAACCCGGTTGCTCCCACAGGAACGCCTGCCGCAGGTGAAGTGAGCAAGGAAACCTTTGCAAAAATGGGGTATATGCAGAGGCTGGAACTTAAACGAACAGACCCCGAAAAATACGAACAGTTGAAAGGATAGGATATTATGAAAATGACAAATGGCATTAGAATTTCTATGCAGTATTTCGCAGAGCCGACAAAGATCACCGACCTTATCGATCCTGAGGTAATGAGTGACATGATCGACGCAAAGATAGAGTCTAAGATAACTGTATCTCCCTTTGCGAAGATAGACAGAACGCTCGTTGGCGTGCCTGGCGACACTATCACAGTGCCGCAGTATAAGTATATCGGCGACGCAGTTGATGTTGCAGAGGGCGTTGAAGCCGAAACTGTCAAGCTTGAAACAGACTCCACTCAGACTAAGGTAAAGAAAGCCATGAAAGCGGTGGAGATAACTGATGAAGCACTTCTCAGCGGCTATGGAAACCCTGCAGGTCAGGCGACTTCACAGCTTGCAATGTCTATCGCTTCTAAGGTGGACGCAGACAGCATGGACGCACTTATGAAAGCTCAGCTCATCTATGACGGCTCGGCTTCTGCTATCTCTTACAGCGGCATTGTTGACGCTGTTGACAAGTTCAATGAGGAGCTGAATACCGAAAAGGCTATGTTTATTAATCCTCATCAGAACTCACAGCTTAGAAAGGACCCGAACTTCATTTCAGCAGATAAGTATGACGGCAATGTGGTAATGACAGGCGAGATAGGCAAAATAGCGAACTGCCGTATCGTTCCGTCAAAGAAAGTTTCACTTAACGAGGCTATCCCAGAACAGTATGTGAGAGTTGACAGCGATGCAGAGGGTGCAAAGGAAGTTGTTGCAGACAGCACAGCTTCACCAACTGCTTCACAGATAAAGCTCGGCTCAGTAACACCTTGTGCAGAGGGTTACGCTCCAAAGGTGGGTGACTATGTTGTAAAGAACGCCGCTGTCAAGGCAGGCACTTTCTACACATGCCCTATCATCAGGCTCAACGCTGATACTGAAACAGAGGACGAAACATCAGCTCTGACTATCTACCTCAAGCGTGACACCAACGTTGAAACAGAGAGAAGAAGCACAAAGCGCTGCACAGATATATCTGCTGACAAGCATTACACTGTGGCTATTTCAGACCAGTCAAAGGTAGTGCTTGCAAGATTCAAGAAGTAAAGAGGTGCGGCAGTATGAAAGCATATGCAAACGAGAGCTATTATATAGGCGTTTATCTTTGCGGCAAAGAGCCTGACATATCTGCCGCTTTTGACTTCTATGCAATGCAAGCCACAAGCCTTATGAAGCAATATACCCTTGACAACGTTGACGAGAACGATATCCCCGAAGAAGTGAAAATGTGCTGCTGCGAGCTTGCGGAGAATATCTTCAAGGCAGAGCAGGAGGGCGGCACTCAGGGGGTATCTTCCGAAAGCGTTGGGGGCTGGTCAAAGTCATATGAAAGCTCAGATATCCGCAGACAGAACGCTGACAGAGCCGTTCACGATATCGTGTACAAATGGCTCAGCGGAACAGGGCTGCTTTACAGAGGGGTGAGGTAAATGCTTGCAAACAGCGATTGCACAGTGTATCTTTTCGACAAGCAGACAGAGGGATTTGTGCGGAAGTATGCAGAGAAAGTTTACTGGTGTGAGAATAAGTCGGGAAGTATCGTGAAAAGCGGTATGCAGACCTCAGACAGCACAAGGGTGTATTTCTATGATGATAATGCACCGAAAACCCCTGCAAAGGATATGCTTGTGAGAGGAAAATGTGAGTTTGAGTTCGATAATCAAACGCCGCAGAGCATATCTGAGAGCATGAAAATGTTCCGTGCGGAGTATGACTTTGTTACGGTAATGAGCATTGATGATTATATGTTCGGCGGTCTGCCACATATGGAGGTGAGCGTGAAATGAAGATAGGTCAGCCTATGGACAGCAGGGCTATCACTTGGGATAAGTCCTTTGCAGGCAAGTATTCAGATCGCTTTGATAAGGCTCAAAAGTTCATTGACGCCGAGTGCATAAGGCATATGGTGAAGTATACACCTACCCTCAGCACTAATCTGAGAAAGTCTGCCACGAGAGGCACAAAAATAGGCAGCGGCAAGATACAGTATCTTGCACCTTACGCACGCTATCAGTATTACGGCAAGCTTATGGTATCATCTGTTACAGGCTCGGCATACGCCCGACATGGAGAAAAGAAAGTGCTGACGGACAAAGACCTTGTTTACAGCACTTTTAAAGAGCCACTTGCCGGCAAGCTTTGGTTTGAGCGAATGAAAGCCGACAAGAAACAGCAAATACTCAGAGGAGCGGCGGCGATAATGGGAGGCAAAGCGAAATGAACATAATCGAGCTTGTGAAAGATATCTTGCAGCAGTTTCCGAAAATATCGGAGGTTTGCAACGATATCCATATCGACTTTACCGATGATACGCCAACCAATTATGGCTTGTCCTCAACAGGCGACAGCCTTATAAGCTCTGATATTTTGGGCGGACAGACAAGACAGCATAACTTCATTCTCTATGCGGTGTATCAGTCTATGAACGACTTTGACAGAATGTCAAACAGCGGTGTGCTGCTTGAATTGCAGATGTGGCTTGAAAGCTATGCAGACAAGCACCGAGATACCACGTTCACTACCATAACAGAGGACGAGGAAAGGACAGGCGTTCTTGAAAAGCTCACCTGTGCAAACGGAATGATATACGCAATACCAAACGAAAACACAAACGATACTGTGCAGTATCAATTGCAGATAGCAGCACAGTATCAGATATAAAAGGAGGAAAACATATGCCTGATTATTCATACAAGAGCGGAAAGCTCAACAGAAGTCATCTTCTGCATTATCTTGACACTACATTCGCAGCGGTCGCCTCATCACCAAGCTGGTATCTTCTCGGTAAGGACGTTGAGGACGCAAGTGTGGCACTCAACCCTGACACTTCCACAAAGAAGAATATCCTTGATGAAACCACAGTTGAGGACAACGGCTATGAGCCTGAGTTCGACCTTGACACATTCTATGCAAAGCCCGGTGACGCACTTTACGAAAAGCTCAAGGATATCATGATGAATCGTCTTACCGGTGATGCCTGCAAGACAAGTGTTCTCGAGGTCATAGTTGACAAGACCACAGGTGCGTATGACGCATGGATGGAAGATATCATCGTCAAGCCGCAGTCTTATGGCGGACCGCAGGGGGGCGTAAATATCCCGTTCAACTGCACCTTTGCAGGAAACAGAGTGAAAGGCTCTGTCACCTTTGCGGCAGGCGTGCCAACGTTTGCAAAGGCTACGGAAGAATAAACTATATGACAAACATATGAAAGCACTTCGTTCAGAGCGGAGTGCTTTTTGTTTGCCGTAATACAGAAAGGATGATAAAAATGTCAATGCAGTCAATAGATTTTAACAGCGGCAATTACAAAGAGTACGCTATAAACGGCGACGAGAACAGAGTGATAAGGATAAACGTGTCAGACGTTGGTATCATCACTAGGATACAGGACGCTATGAGCAAGGCTGACAATATCGCAGAAGAAGTGTCAGAACGTGAGAAGAACGAGGACAGAACTCAGCTTCTCAAAGAGTATGACCAGCGTGCAAGAGAAATGGTCAATGACATATTTGGAAGCAATGTGTGTACGGCGGCGCTCGGAAGCGTGAACGTGTTCTCTATGGCTTCAAACGGCAAGCCTGTGCTTTTCAATTTCCTTGAGGCACTCCTTGCGGTGGTGGTGCAGGAGATAAAGTCAGCACAGACGGCGGCTCAGATAAAGCTTGAAGAAAAGGTGGAGAAGTACATAGCTCCCGTTGTTGCTCAGCCTGTGGTCAACGTGGCGGAGCTTTCTGACGAGGGCAAAAAGGCTCTGCTCAGGGAGCTGCTGAAATGATAGGCAGTTTGCCAACAGCCCTTGAAATAGACGGCAAAGAGTATGCCATACGCTCAGATTTTCGGGTAATCCTGCGGATCTATTCAGCCTTTGCAGACCCTGAACTTGACGAGCGTGAAAAGTGCTATGTGTGTCTTAAATGCCTTTACGCTGAGGATATTCCACGAGAGCATTTGCAGGAGGCTGTCAACAAGGCTTATTGTTTTGTGGGCGGTGGAGATGTTCCGCAGGAGAGCGTTCAGCCTGCAAAGACTATTGACTGGGAGCAGGACGAGAGTATTATTTTTCCTGCGGTGAACAAGGCGGCAGGTTTTGAAACGAGGACGGTAAAATATCTTCATTGGTGGACTTTTCTTGGCTATTTCAATGAGATAGGCGAGGGGCTTTTTTCGTCTGTTATAGGCATACGGCAAAAGCTTAACAAGGGCAAAAAGCTTGAAAAATATGAGCAGGAGTTTTACAGAAACCACCGCAATATGATAGACCTTAAACGAAAGCTCTCGGCAGAAGAGCAGAGGGCTGAAAACGAGGACAAAGAGTTTCTGAAACAGCTGACGGGAGGTGAATGACAATGGCTGACGGGTGCTTGAATTTTGACACCAACATAAACAGCGAGGGCTTTGAAAAGGGCTTGAAAAGCCTTTCCGATATGGTGGGGGATATCAAGCCAAAGCTTAAAAGCCTTGCAATGGCTGTGACGGCAGCATTCTCCGTCAAGAAGCTTGTGAACTTCGGCAGGCAATCCATAGAAACAGCCTCAGATCTTGCGGAAATTCAGAACGTTGTTGATACGGCTTTCGGAGAGTCCAAGCAGAAAATGGAGGACTTCGCTGACACGGCTGTCAAGACCTACGGCATTTCAAAACTCACCGCAAAGCAGACAGGCTCAAACTTCATGGCAATGGCGGCAGGAATGGGGCTTGCCAATGACAGTGCAAGCGATATGGCTATGGCTCTTACAGGGCTGTCGGCGGATATGGCTTCGTTTTATAACGTTGGTCAGGACGTGGCAAGCACGGCTCTGAAATCAATTTTTACAGGCGAAACTGAGACCCTCAAACAGTTCGGTATCGTTATGACGGACGCCAACTTGCAGGCGTATGCGCTTTCAAAGGGTATAACGAAGTCAACTGCCGATATGTCGCAGGCTGAAAAAGTCCAGCTGAGATACAATTACGTTATGTCGCAAACGGCTCTTGCACAGGGCGACTTTGCAAAGACGTCTGACAGCTGGGCAAACCAAACTAGAATACTTTCTGAACAATGGAAAGAGTTCGGAGCGACTATCGGCACTGTGCTGATGAACGTTCTTCTGCCTGCTGTCAAGGCGATAAACAGTCTGCTTTCACAGCTTATATCCTTGGCGCAGGGGGCAGCACAAGCACTTTCAAAGGCGTTCGGTTTTGAATTAAGCAACAGTGCAGACGAGGCTCAAAGCATAGTGAAAAGCACCTCTCAGGCGGCGGATAATTACAGCGATATAGCCGACAATGCACAACAGACACAGGAGGCACAGGAAGGCTCTCTTGCAAGCTTTGACCAGATGAACAAGCTGAATGATGAGAGCAAGTCAGACAGCACTGGGGTCAGCGGAGCTGGGGAGATAATGCAGCCTTCCGGGACTAGCGTTGAGGTGGATACGGGAAAGGCAGATAAAAAGCTGTCTGACTTTTTCAAATCAGTAAGAACTCAGTTTGAAAAGCTTGCAGACTATCTTGATAAGAATTTTAAGCCTATTTTCGCTGATATATGGAGCGGACTTGAAAAAGAGAGCATTGAACTTGCTCAGATACTCGGCGGAGTTTTCAGCGATATAAAGTCGCTTTCCGAACCGCTCAAAGCTTATTTTATAAACGATTTTACACCGCTTATGCAGACCGCTTTCAGCACGCTTGGCAAGATAGGCATAGGACTTTTTGACAGCTTCAACAAGGTGTTTTCTGATATCTGGAATGTGGCAGTGTTCCCTATACTGCAAAACTTTCTCACTGTAGGATTACCCCTAATGGCGAATTTTGGCACGCAGGTATGGAACACTCTCGGCGTACTGTTTGACAACATAAAAGAGATCTTCGATACCTTGTGGAACGGCGTTGCACAGCCTGTGTTGAACGCCTTGAAAACACTGTGGTGCGATACTTGGCAGAGCATTTCAGACTTTTGGAACGAGTGGGGACAGCCTATATTTGACGGCATAAACGAGGGCATAACCACCACAAAGAACGTATTTCTTAATCTGTGGGAAACGGTCTTGAAACCTGTGTTTGACAAGCTCATGGACGTGGCTGACAGCGTTTGGACGGAGCACTTGAAACCTCTGCTTGATGAGTTTCTCGACTTTGTTGGAACACTTATCACAAGCGTTCTGAGCATTTACAACAAAGCCATAGCACCTGTTGTGAACTGGCTTGTGAGCATACTCGGACCGATAGTCAGCAGTGTGCTTGGTAAGATAATAAAGACAGTGGGCAATGTCATAAGCAATATAATTGACGCCGTGAAGAACATTATTTCAGCACTTAAAGGTGTTGTACTGTTCATAGCGGGAGTGTTCACCGGTGATTGGAAAAAGGCTTGGCAGGGTGTAAAAAAGATTTTCAAAGGCGTATGGGACGCACTTGTTGACATAGCAAAAACACCTATCAATTTGATAATCGGGCTTATAAATGGTCTGACAGGTGCAGTTGAGGACGCTTTGAATTGGATAATCGACGGCATAAACGAGCTGAGCTTCACAACGCCTGATTGGCTTCCCGGTGATCTTGGCGGTCAGACATTTGGCTTTGACCTAAGCCAAATTGATATCCCCGAAATACCTAAACTTGCTCAAGGTGCGGTAATACCGCCGAATTCAGAGTTTCTTGCAGTTCTGGGCGATCAGAAGCGTGGCACGAATATCGAAGCTCCGCTGGATACAATCAAGCAGGCTGTTTTGCAGGCTCTTGTGTCTTATGGCGGAGCAGGCGGAAACCAGAAGATAAGCGTTACCATACCGCTTACGCTCAATGGCAGGACTATCACACAGATAGTTATTGATGATATCAACGACTATATCAAGCGCAACGGCAGGTCGCCAATAAGGGCATAGGAGGTGCAGAAAATGAAAAGCAGAGGACTTATATTCGGCAGCGAAAGGGTCGCCACACCTGCGGAAGTGAGCTTTACAAACAACAAGATATGGTCGAACAATGCAGGGCGGACGGCTAACTGTAAAATGGTGGGCGACATAAGAGCTATAAAGAAAACTGTCACACTGAAATGGTATCATCTCACAGGTGAGGAGACGGCAAAGCTCAATGAGTATATCTCCAACGTTGACAGTCCGTTTTTCAGTATCACGCTCCTTGATGAAACATTTCAGGAAAGCACTTTTGACGTTTACGCAAGCGACCCAACTTATGAGGTTTTCGGCTGGGACGAGAACAAACAGTTCTGCAAAGGCGTTGCGGTGGACTTAATAATGCAGTAAAGGAGGCAGTCGAATTGTACCAAACAAGTGAGCTTGTGGCTCAGCGTATCGAGAGTTATTGCCGTATATGGAGGCTGTGGATAGAGAATGCAGAGGGCGAGGTGATTATGGGAGATCGGATAACTTCCGGCACAAGTACGGTGCAGTCCACAAGCATTTCCGACGATATAGAACTAGGTGCGATATGCTCACAATCGTGGAACATAAATATCAATGATGTTGATACGAAATTTCTCGGCAAAGAGTATGACCTTTCCTTGTACCTTGCGGACTTTACCAGCGAAACCACCTACTCCACCCTAGAAGCCTACACCTACGCTGAGCTTTCAAAGCTTACAGTGGAGCAGATAAGCAAGCTTGGAGAGGTGCTTGACGGAGAGAGAATACCCCTTGGGCGTTTTACATGCGTGAAGTCCAAGAAATCAGGCGGCAGTGTTCAGCTGACAATGGCAGACAGGCTATACTTTTCGGACAAGCCGTATGTACCGCATATCCCTATGCCAAATTGGAATAAAGCTGTCGAGGACGACATTTGCAGACAATTAGGATTGCAGAACGGCAATGATTATACGGAAGTCAGGTTACTGCGTGATAAGAACGGCAGACGATTGATAGATAAGAACGGCAAGGTTCTGTATTCAAAGTATTTCTATTTCAAGGTCAGCTCTGTGCCAAAGGACGTGACCATGCGGCAAATGTTGTCCTATCTGGCTTCTGCGCAAGGTCAGTTTGGGTATGTTGACAGGTATGGAAAGTACGTCCGAAAGTGGTATGGCAAACCGGTGAAAACGTTGGATAACAATACGATAGACCTGCCAACACTGTCAGAAAGACAGAACGTGATAGTAGGCATAATCTGTAAGGTCGGTGAAGATGTAACGTTGTCACTTGGTGTGACAGATACAACGCAAGGTCGAGTCTTGGAGTTTGAAAATCCATACATGACAGAGTCTTTGCTACAATCTCTGTGGCGCAGGATAGGAGGCTTTTCATGGTACACCACTGAGCTGTACCACAGACTTGGTGACCCACGTTTTGATATAGGTGACGTGGTGACTTACACCAACGGCACAGACAGCTATGACATACCGATAACGAATTTAGGATTTACCTTTGATGGCGGACTGAGTGCTGATATTTCGGCGGTAGGTCTGAGCGTTGAAGAACAGCTTTAAGGGGGCGAGATAATGGCTGATGAAAATTTGACATTGGCGCAGGATATCACCGAAAACGATTATCCGATGCAACACGCAGGCGAGGAAATCGATGAGATACTGAGCCGAGCCGGCAAGATACACTATGGCACTGTGGAACACAAGATGACGGGAGCAAATGCGCTGATGAGGATACCGCTTGGACTGAATTTTGTGCCTAAGCAGGTTATAGCAACACTACGGCAGACAGACATACCAACACCATACAAGACGTTCTGCACCCACGTTAGTGGTTCGGGAAAGTCGTACTATCTGAACGTCTGCATGGGAGCTAATAACGGGTCAACAGTAAATGTCCCGACAGGAACATACTATGTTGATTACATTGCAATAGAGTAAAGAGGGGTGATTAAATGACGATAACATTAAATGCAGATTATGACGTAACACTGAACACTGCATTGCTAGGCTATGTTGGTGAAACTAATGCTAGACCCATATCGGTCGAGGGCATGGAGATAGATGGTGCAGACCGCTATGTGTTAACGATAGACTACGGTGATGGTGTGACGTATGAGGTCGATATCACAGGCGGACAGTGGACACCAACGGCAGATATACTGCGGTCAGCGCAGACAGTATCGTGTCAGATAGCGGCTAAAAAATTAGCAGGCGACGAGTATATATTAGTTAAAAAATCACGAATTTTTCGCCTGAGAATAGGTACGGCTATAGGCGATAATGCTATCCCGTCGCCTGATGTGGCTATGGACGCATTAGACCGCATAGACGCTATAGGCAGGCAGGTGACGGCAGATATGCAGACAGCTGTCACCGCCGCAGACACGGCGACAACAATGGCAAATAACGCCGCTAAATCTGCCACAGCCGCAGAGAAATCAGCCGACACGGCAACGCAGGCGGCGAAACGTGCTGAGACCGCACAGGCATCTGCTGAAACGTCCGCAACGCAGACAGAAACCGCCATGCAGGGCGCAGAAACTGCACGTGCTGAGGCAGTCACATCACAGAATAACGCTAAAATATCCGCAGCCCAGGCGGCAACATCAGCACAGCAGACCACAGCCGACAAGACCATAACGGCAGGCTATGCTAAAACCGCCAAGACCTGCGCTGACAGCACTACGGCTGACAAACAGGCAGTGCAGAAACTGGCGGCACAGGTCACAGCCGACAAGGCTACAGTGGCAGACCATGCCGCTAAGGTCGCAGAGGGCAGAACTGCCGCCGAAACTGCCGCACAGACAGCACAAGCCATAGCGGATAGTCTGCCTGAGGACTATGTAACAGCGGTCGGAAAGATAGCTGAGAATACAGCTGATATAGGACGTGTAAAACTAACGGACAAAGAGTTACAACGTAGGGTAAATGCACTGTATGACATGGGCAATGGTGTGACACATCAGTTTGAAACTGACACAGATACGGCATATGCAAAGACAGTGCCTACAGGGGCAAAGCTGATGTCGGTGAAAAATGTGGGTGGTAGGTCAATTGTTTGGAATCAGTTGGTTCAACCAACATCTAATGAAATCACAGGTGCAGGCGTAAAGGTTACGTTTTCTAACGATGGCATTGTTACACTGAATGGAACGGCTACCACAACAGGTAATGCAGTTTCTGTACAACCTGTTAAAAACCAAAAAGGACATAAATATCTAATGGTTGCAAACCCATTGTCAGGTGTTTATGGAAAAGACCAATTGCTGTTTAGTTCGCAATCATATGGACAGGATTCTACAGGCCACGGGGCTATAATCACAAATGAAAGTAGCAATGCAAAATGGTACTACACGTTATATGTGTATGAGGGCGTTACATATGATAACGTCAAACTACAACCACAGATTTATGACCTCACCGCTATGTTTGGCTCAGACAATGAACCTGCGAGCGTGGAAGAATTTGAGAAAATGTTCCCTGCTGACTATTACCCATATAACGCTGGTGAGGTTGTCAGTGCTGTAGTGACAGATGTCACTGTGGGTGATACCGCCCGTCAAATCCCCGAAGCTATCCGCAATCTGCCTGGCTACGGCTGGTCGGCAGGAACGGCTAAGAACTACGTTGATTATGAGAATAAACGATACGTTCAGTGCGTGGGTAGTGTGGATTTTGGAACGCTTGATTGGGAACTTAATATGACTTCCGCTGTTGGAAATCATTTCTACGCACCTGCGAAACATCTCAATTTTAAGTATCTAGGTGCATTTGGAACAACCATTTATAATGCATTGTGCAGTAAATATAGAACAGTTGCGAGAAGTTCCAATGTATTTGTCGATAAAACACTCACAATAGACGGAGTTACCGTAGTTTCACAGATTCAGGTAAAAGACACAGCCTACACCGATGCTACCGCATTCAAACAGGCTATGTCAGGTGTAATGCTGTATTATGAGTTGGCGAACCCTATCGTAACCGATATTTCAACCTTGATTGATGATGATTTTCTGCGAAATCTAACAGTCGAAGCAGGGGGTTCAGTGACATTCAAGGGTGGTAATGACGATTACAGAATACCCGTTCCAAGCGAGGAAGAATATATCGTGAAACTTTCAGAGATAGGAGGTACAACATGACAGATTTAGAAAAATCTATGGTTGAGAGCATGGGGCTGACGGAAGACAATTTTCGCAAGCCCAAAGTCACCGAGATAGACAGGATAAAGGCAAACGTTGATTTTCTGGCTATGCTGAACGGTGTTGAGTTGGAGGTGAGCAGCGATGAGTAAGAACTACGTCAAGGTCAAGAGATACTATGACAGCCGTTTGTGGTCGGTTGCTATGGTGCACACCGCTGTTGGCAAGTGGATCACGGTTGAGGAGTATGAGATGATAACAAAGGAGGTATACCATGAAGCAGAAGTTAGCGAAACTCATTGATGTAAAGTCCATTGTAACGCTGTTCTTGACAGCGGTGTTTTGCGTGTTGGCACTTCGACGCACGATTTCAGCAGAGCAGTTCATCACAGTGTTTACTGTGGTGATATCGTTCTACTTCGGCACGCAGTCGGCAAAGAAAGGCGGTGACGGCGAGTGACGGAAGCAATTATCGTTGCACTGATAACGGCGGCTTCGGCGGTAATGTGTCAGCTCGTTATAGCATCTAACAGCCGTAAGACTATGCAACAGGCACAGTACGACAGCCAAAAGCTCATTGAGTACAAGATAGACAAGCTGTCTGAGCGTGTGGACAAGCACAATTCCGTTATCGCTCGGACGTACAAGCTGGAACAGGACTATGCTTTGATTGATGAGAAAATCAAGGTGGCTAATCATAGAATTGACGATTTGGAAAGGAAGTAATTTTTATGGCAAAGACATTCAAGGGTATTGACGTTTCACAGTATCAGCAGGGCGTTGACTTCAAGAAGGTCAAGGCTTCGGGGGTCGATTTCGTTATCATTCGTGCAGGCTATGGCAAGTACGCTAATCAGAAAGACCCATATTTTGAGAAAAACTACAAGGCAGCTAAGGCGGCAGGGCTAAAGGTCGGTGCTTACTGGTACAGCTATGCGGCAACTGTTGTGGAAGCAAAGGCAGAGGCTCAGACTTGTATCAACGCTATCAAGGGCAAGACGTTTGAGTATCCGATATACTTCGACCTCGAGGAGCGTTCACAGTTCGCAAAGGGCAGAGCATTTTGCAACAGCCTTGTCAAGACTTTCTGCAATGTACTTGAACACGCAGGCTACTGGGCAGGGCTGTATATCAGCCGTTCGCCTTTACAGCAGTACATATCTGCCTACGTCGCTAAGAGATATGCTCTTTGGGTCGCTGAGTATGGCTCACGCTGTAACTACGGCGGCACATATGGTATGTGGCAGCATTCATCTACCGGAAGAGTCAGCGGTATCAGCGGCAGTGTTGATATGGATATCTGCTATGTGGACTATCCTGCGAAGATCAAGGCAGCAGGGCTGAACGGCTTCAAGAAGCAGGCTATCAGACCGACTAGCAAGCCGACTACAAGCTCCACCAAGAAGACAGTGACGTACACTGTGAAGCGTGGTGACACGCTCTCGGGCATCGCACGGCGTTACAAGACCACTGTGGCAAAGCTTGTCAAGAACAATGGTATCAAGAACGCTAATCTCATTTATGTGGGGCAGAAAATCAAAATCAAGTAGTTAGTAAGACAGCCGACAGGGATTATTCCTTGTCGGCTGTTTTTGTTATGAAGCACCAAAGCACTATGTTCTATTTCTGATAACTGCTGATTAAAACAACATCAACAATTTAGGAAAACTTTTTTGAAAAATCACTTGACAAAGTTAAATTGATGTGATATAATAGTATCATCGAAGGGAGGGCGTAAAAGATGTTGACAGAAATCGGCAAGTTTCTCAGAAGATATCGTATTGACAATGGTCTCCTACTTAAGGATATGGCTGGTAAAGTTGGAGTTACATCAGCCTACTTGTCTGCTGTTGAAAATGGCAAGAAACGACCAACCGAAGATTTAGTGGGTAAGATCATAAACGCTTACGATTTGGATTCGGAAAAGGCAACAGAGCTTAAGGAAGCTTATTTCCGGAGCGTAAACGAAATCTCAATTAGCACAGCAGGGTATTCGACCGAGCAAACAAATTTGGGACTTATCTTTGCACGGAAGATTGACTCGCTTACAAGTGATGAGATTAACAGTTTAATTAAAATTCTTGATAGTAAGAGGTGATCAGTATTGAGTCAATTCATCGCAAAACCGATGAGCACAGATGACATTTTACATTTGACCAACAGACTTCGCAGAAAACTCAACTTATACGATCGTACATATTTTCCGATTGTTGAGTTCATAGAAACTGTGTTGCCTGAAATAGACCCAAAATTTTCGTATTTATATGTTGCTAAAAATGAGATGCCCGATACATACGCATATTTTGATAACGTGGCAAACAGTATTGTCGTCCGTGAAGATGTTTATGATAGAGCGTTAAATGGTAGTGGACGTGACAGGTTTACGTTGGCACACGAGCTAGGGCATTATGTTCTTCATAGTTCAGGTGTGCAGTTGTGTAGGAGTGACGGCGGACGTGTTGTTACATATTGTGATCCAGAATGGCAGGCTAACACATTTGCAAGCAAATTGCTTATGCCGGATCATCTGATATACACGCTGACACCGTCAGAAATTTCAAAAGAATTTGGCACGTCTTATCAGGCAGCAGAAATTGCTCTATATAAAGCAAAAAAAGCCAAGCTCGCAACTTGACTTTTCATACCACTTGCTATCGAAACTGTGTTTGTCAGCAATGTATTCTCAACAATTACATTATATCATAGTTCTTTCGAGTTTGCAAGGGGTTTTATAAACTTTTTTGCAAAGGGGGAATGTCTATGTACATTTATACGGCGTATATTACGTCGAAAGATGGACGCAGACTCTATGCTAAACAGTATGGCATGAAGGCGTTCCGTATCTGGATTGATGACGATAGGGCAAAAAATTAATATAGACAGTATGTGAGCTGACAACATACTTCTGCAATAGTTTAAACAGCCGTCTCGGACTTTTATTGGTCTGAGGCGGCTGATTTTGCGTACACGAATTATACACGATAAAGCTGAATTGTAAATATATGCTTGTGAAATGCGGAACAAATGAAACGGCTTAAATGACGTAAATGCGTGGTTTACAAGCAATTTTATAAAGCAATAAAAAGTGGTGTGAAGTGGTATATTTAATCTCTCCAT